GCGCCTGCGCAGCCTGGGCCTGGGCCCTGCCCTAATACCTTCTGCAGTTCATCGTAAATATCCTGCTTACCCGGAAGCTCAAAGGTATCAAGCACCATTCTCACGACCGGCATAATAATTTCCGGGTTGGTTCCCACTACCGGCGTGATTATCGGCGTGATGTACTGCAAAAGCTCCATAGCTTCTTTGCGCTGGGCAATCTCATCCTTGGGAAGCATAGAGCCCGCTTCAATGTCAATGTAGTATTCACCGCGTATGTCCTCTGGCGAAAGCTGTACCCATTCCGTTGCCCCCCGCTCTCCGACAATCTGGATCATCCTTTCCTTATCAAGGAACTGCTGGTTAAGGGCAAATACGAGTTTGCCAATTTTCTTCACCGCTTCTTCCAGCAGGGCTATCTTCATGGCGAAACGACGCCCGGCAGATTGCTGCGACGTTACTACTTCGGTCGCGCTACGCCTCTGCGGGTTGTCAGGCAGCAGGCCAATGCCAATTTCGTCAATCGCGGTCGTCATTTTAATGTCTTGGGCGGTCTGCTGCTCAATTTCCCGAGCGCTTCCCTGCAGTTGTGGAAGCGCAAACGTATCCATCGACTGCAGGTCAGAAACCATCCATACGCTGCCAGGTGCCATAACGGCGGAGTTCGGATTTCTTAGGACGCCCGGAACCATACGGATTACCGGGTTAAGGGCGAGATTGTCGTAGTCACGCCGCTGGTTCCGTATGGAATTAATCTCGCGTTGTAACGGGTCAATAACGGATAGTTCGCTTTGTCCATATAACCGGTGCGGGTCACGGTAATCATCCAGCTCAACGAACGGAATTTGCTTATGGGAGTATGGGTTGGGAGAATCACGAAGAACGACGCTCCTGTTAGCCACCACGATCAGGCGGTCTTCTTCCCAGTACTCAAGTATTTCCACCAAATCTTTGTGTTTGTCTTTCGGGGGCACTTCGTCCCGGTACCTCATCTGCTTGTCCATGTACTGGTCGGCGTAAGAGGCCTGCTTTATCTTGTCGACATTCTTGTAGTTCGGATTTTGCTTCAGCGTCTCGAGCGGAACAGTCTTGCGATGGATAAGGTAAAGGCCATCACCATAGCAGCCCGAAGTAGTAGCGTCAGGGTCAATATAAATATCAGCCGGATCAACGATTTCAACCATTGGGTCGTCATATTCTACGTCGCTCCTCACTTTTTTCTCAAAGGTTATCTCGTCATTCTTACCGACAACCGGCTCCATGAACGTCTTGTTTTTTATCTGGTGCTTCCAAGTTACTTTCGCGTAGCCTTTGGAGTACATCAGGGAATCCTTAATGTAGTCATACATCTTCAGGCGCATGCCCATGCGGTTCCACTGGTACGAAAGAAGATCGTTTACGACCCTCGGCCCATCAGGTGGAAAGTCAGGGCTTTGGGAAATAGCCCGCCACTTTGGGTCACGGGCAAATACCCGGGGAATAATCGTCTCCACGACGGTAAAGCTCCATGGAATGAACAGCTTGGAGCGCCACGGGTACAGTGAGGTGTCCAAAATGCCGCGCCAGTTGTTATACGAGCGCTTCCATATCTCGTCTTGTGAGGTTACGCGGTAGTCCCGCGCCCTGTTAAAGCGGTCAGTAACGAGTTGCTGCGTCGACTTGGCTTTTTTGTCCTTGTTCATGTTGGTTTTAGCATTACACAGGGCAGACGTTTCTCAATAAGCGCCATTAATAGCCGACTATCGGGTCGACGATTCCCTTTCCAAGGTAGTTGAACTGCTCCTCTTCCGCGTACTGACCGGCCTGGTACATCATCACGAAGTAACGGACTTCGTCCATGATATGGTTATTCTTGTCTTCTGGCAGGTTTACCGCTTCGCCCATCCGGTCTTTCCGCCACGAATACGACATGAATTCCTTAATGGTCGCCTTGCACCTCGGATGCACGATGATTTTCCTATCCCGCAGTAACTGGTGTACCCTGTCTATACCGGCGATTATCCAATTCCTGCTACCCGTTTCCTTCGCCGCCTGGTTTTTCTTCACCGGAGTACAGAAAACACCGTACGTGCCAAGGTCAATAATCGACTGCTTCGCGGCAGAATCAGCATACGTCGCTACGAAGTACCTGTGGGCGGACTTCTGCTTTATCAGCTCGGCCAATTCGGAGGTGTAAATGTCATTTATGTAAAGCTCGTCAAAAATATGGATAACCCCGTTCCTGTCCACTCCTATGAAAGAAACGGCGTTCGGGTCAACCGCCCCAAAGTCAATCGAACGGAAAAACGTCCAGTTCTCGTCAATGTCAAAGTTCTGCACGTGCACGTTTTCGTCAAAGCCCGTATAAATAAGCCCGACGAACTTGGCAAATTCCGCCATGTATTCCTGTTCAAAGAACTCAGGAACGAGCTTCTCACGCTCCTTGTCAAGGTTCTCTTTCGGAATGAGGGGATTGTCGTAACTCGTAAAATGGAACGTCTTCCAATCACTATCCCCGTCAGCTTCCAGCGCTACCGCGGTATCCCAGAATTTCTTGAAGTGATTAGCTACGCCGTTCGGGGTCGTAATAAACATTGCCCAGCCATTCGTCTGCACGAGGGTCGGGCCAAGGATTTTCTCCCACACGTGTTCCTTCTGAAAGGCAAACTCGTCCAGTACCACGCCCATAAGCCCGGCACCACGCAGGGAGTTCTCGTTATCACTTCCCTTGAACTCAATAATGGAGTTCTTGCCTTCTACAAGGGAAGTTATTTCCAAAATGAGCTCATTGTCGTTCTTCTTTACGATCAGTTCCTTAGGAATGAATTCGTCTACCAAATCCCGCCAGTAAATGGACTTCGCCTGCTTGTATTCCGGGGCGACAATCCAGTACCTCCCAGGGTTATTCAGCGCTTCCCTGAATACGAGATTTAAGGCTAAGGATGATTTACCAAACCGCCTCCCTGCCCGCACAACGACGTACCTGTGGGTCAATAGCGCATCGGCTATCTCTTCCTGCCCTGCATGAGGGTTAAAATCAAGGACGACATCCTTGCTACGTTTTATTGTATTAAGCGTTTTCATTAGTCGTGACCAAGTACTACTATTTGAGACCCGGCACCAAAGTCACCAGTACCTGTATTGACAACATCAATACGATTGATTTGAACACTTGTATTTGACCATTTACCCCAAGCAACTTTACTGCCGCTTGGGGCGTTGGCTGCACCGGTTACATACCTCGACCCCTGATATATGACTTGCTTTTCTTTCGAGGTGACGTTCAATATATAGGCTTCGATGTAAGCGTCGGCCGTAATAGTCGCGCCAGCTAGAAGAATCGCGGTTTGTGACACCAGAGTCGAGGACGTGCCATCTTCCACATAGCGTTCTGCGTAGTTGCTTCCGCTATCGTTATTGAAGCGCATGAAGTTGTTCGTAGTCCCGCCTGTAGAGCCAGTTGAGACTTGGATTTTCAAGTACTTCCTCGCAGGTAAACTAGTAACTGAAATAGTGTCTCCGGCGCTAGCTAGTGTTGTTCTGCCAATCTCTTCCCACCATACCCCTGCTCCAGAGCCTCCGAAGTTAATCTGTGAAGACGTTACCGCAGCGTCTGCTATTTTGTCACTCGTTACTGCATCATCAGCAATTTTAGCAGTACTCACCGCTCCAGTTGCCAAGTTAGACGAATTGATATTCCCGTTATAGTCGTTATATATCGTATTGAAGTTAGCATTCACTTCAGACGAGGAAGCGGTAGTGTTAGGAGAGAACGTGTACGGCTTAGAAACGGTACTCACTTTACAATCCCCACAACTTCCAGACTAAGTCCCTTATGTTTTACCCACTCCGCATTTCCTATTCCATACGCTACTTCTTCTAGCCAACCTTTGTGTGTTTTTTCAGTTATTGTAGGCAAGTCTTTTTTAGAAAGCGCCGTATGCTTCGAACAGACGCCAGTTCTCATTCTTGATCTATCGTTTAACTCTACTTCGACTTCGTTATACTCTTCATTTGTCCTAAGTTTGTCTGTTTTCGGATCCCAATCGAAAATGACAGTCGTACATACACTGCATTCTCTTTTGCTTTTAAGACTCGCCATACTCATGCCTAGACAGTACCAGTCTTTTTTTGTTCCTCAATAAGCGTGTTAATACGCAGGTATTGTTAATTCTACATGCATTTACTTCTACACATAACAGAGGTAATGACGCTTATTGAAAATACTTGACAAGCTTGTACGCTATTACCTATAGACACAATGAGGGCGGTAGTGAAACGAGGAGGTTGTCTATTTCAATCTCTTTTTTATATGCCTTATACATAAGCGGCTTTAATAGCCTTTCCCTTTTTTCTTATTGGTGTTTTATAGGGATACCTTTATATATATGTAGGCTATTGGGGAATCCTACCCCCTACCCTGTTTCATGTATTCATACGCCTATACCTTACTCCTTATCCTTGCTCTTGTTCCTTCTCTTTGTTATATGTAGTGAGCAGTATCATATGGTAAGGTCATATGCATATAACAATGGCATAGCTATAGAGTAAGGCTATATATAAGGGACAATGCATAGGTACATGAGTATGTTATACATACCTATTAAGGAAACAGACGACTAGTATATTGTGCGACATTAAGGTATTGTAAAGAAGATGAGTTGTATGACGTATTATTCTACTATTTCACCATCAACCACAGGTTTTTGTTCTAGTTTTGTTCTACTTCCGTTGAAAAATGCATTTTTAACTTGTAATGTTACATTTGGTCTTTCACCTGCTTTCCATCCATGAAGCTCTAAAATCTTTACGCTTGCATTTAATGCTGCACCAGGGTTATTCTCTACCTGTTCCGCTACTTTCTTAATGCTACCTACTGCAAACTCTGGTGTAGCGCCATGATACTCTAGGGCTTTATTTATAGCCTCTTGTACCTGGACATCTTTAGACATGCGTGTCCCATACTTATCAGCAGCCATGATACTCTTGGCACCAGCCGCTAACGCGGCCTCACGTTTTGACTTTCCAGCTACTTGGGCAGCTATGTACTTCTTTTTCTTAACGTCTATATTGTTGTTTATCATTTGATACGAATCATACTATGAACTGTTCTGATATCAATAAGCGGATAAGTTATATGAAATGCATAAATAGTATTGACATTACTGTTTCCTTCCTATATAATGTAAATAAGCTCGAACGAAGCAAGATGACCGGAAGCATCTGACGACGTTCACTCTTACTCAATCGGGCTTGTCCAGGCAAAGACTGGCTCGATAGTTACGAAGTCTATCTTGAATCAAAATCGCCAACAGCCAGTCCAAGCCTTGACGGTACACGATAATATCCACGGGCTGCTAGACGGCCAACAGTGTCGATAAGTATTTATACTTTGACGGTGAAAAACCAAGTTTTGTTGCAACAAGGCGGACTACTTAGGGGCTGTCTCGTGGCTCGTGGATAAATATTAAAGCTCACCGGAAGGAGCAAGAAATGAAAATATGGATGGCGCTGGTCATAATCATCGTAGTATGGTTCGCACTGTCGGCAAGCAGCAAACCAGTCTGCGACGATGTGGTACAATCTCCATACTCTCATAAGCTTGTGTGTGAGATCACTATCAATTCGGTAGACGAAGTACATATTAGGTAAAAACGAGCAGTCCTCGCCGGAAGGAGGAGAGTGATGAGTAAACAAGAAGTGTTAAAGCAAGCCCTATTTTTCCATAAGGAAATGGGTTGTAATCCTAAAAAGTATACATACTCTATCAAGGTAACTCCTGCTGGATATGCTATATACGCGCATGATAAAAGGAGTCAGGCCGAGTATGTTGTGGCGTTTTACAACCACTCAAGCGGTAGGCTGGTCGGGGCTCAGTAAAAGTAACGCTACGCCTGGAGCGCCTTGTGAGGTGTTCAGGGGGTATCATTATCCAAAAATATAAAGCTAATTCCTACCGGAAGGGGAATATTATGAAAAAAATAGAAGGCTTCAGGCCACAAACCTTAACAACCAAATGGTACAAATCAGCTAAGTTGCCGTGGGCTATCATACTTATCGTAACTATCTTTATGCTTGGTGTTTCGAGCGGATGGATGCTGCGCTCTGACGTAAATGCTAAGATTGATTCTGCCGTTGCGGCTAAGTTCGAACGTTTAAAATAGCAAAGCTACCAAACGGTAACGATAATACAACGTACAAGGCGCTTAATTTAGCGCAGGTAAAGCCAAAGGTTGAATTGGTACCAACGATACTGCCTATTGCGGAATCGTACACTCCACGTAAGAATAACGAGGCGGAGGCTAAGTCGTTCATTTATATGCATGAATCAGGAAACAGGACTGATGCGGTGAATCGAAGTTCTGGTGCTTGTGGCTTAGGCCAAGCATTGCCTTGCAGCAAACTTCCTTGTTCTTTGCAAGATTATGCCTGCCAAGATGCCTGGTTCACCAATTACATGACAAACAGGTATGGGACGTGGGAGAAGGCAAAAGCTTTTTGGCTGGTACATAACTGGTGGTAGCTTAATAATGATATGTATGGTGGGACGCTGCATTGACGTGGCGTCCTTTCTCTGTTACCATGGGAGTTACGTGTAATTGTCCCTTGCCACGCCCTTACGATCGTCTTCCGGCTTTCGTGAGGGCTTGATAATGGATAATAGCAAGAAATACGATCCTAAAGACGAGCGCGGCTGGAATATACGTTCCTGGGAAGAGCTGCGCGTGGCTTTATCTAAGATGGGCCCGCACTCCAAGTTATATAAGGTAGTCCAAGCAGAAATGAAAAAACGTGGTAATTGGCGGAACGCTCCGCGTGGCGAGTATCCTAAATCAGGCTCACAAGACACGTAAAAAGGCTCCTCGTAAATAAGGAGCCTTTTGGTTGCACGCTACGTTCATACTAGCACACTACATATTCTTTCTTAAATAATCTATCCTATCTTCTGCTACAGCTAATTGTTTTATGTGGTATTCCCAGGCAAGGTCAACGTAAACAGTCTCAATTACCCCGTCTGGTAGCTTTTTAGCTACAAACTTGTTTCCGTTGAGGGCATTGACAGTCCGCGATCCCCATAGTGCTTTACAGAACTCATGGGAAAATATAAGCTGCTCAAGTGTTCCTTGCTGTAGGACTGTAGTAGCTAGATGACCCGGACCCTGTACCCAATCTTCAGTGACATACCCACCCTTGATAGCTTTCTCTATAGCAGCCTGCAATACTTCTTGATCAGATAGTTCTTTCATGATTTCTCCTCCAATACTTCTAGCGCCTCATCGACTGCAGCTTCCAGATCGTAATGGGTTATATGGTAAAAACCAACCGGAGTATCAGGATAAAAATGCACCTCAACCATCCTATTGCGCCTGAACATCTCAGCGGCAACGTCATCATCAAGCCCTTTGTATAGGCCACTAAAATCTGTTCGTATACATTCCTCAACCGTTTCGTAGTTAGTGGTATTATCGTTGAATCTAATCGAGACGCTTCCTTTGCATAAGGACACTAGCTTTTCTACTTTGTCTGATAGATGGGTCATGATTCCCTCTCAAAGGTATAGACGACAAGATCGTCTGTTAGTTGTTGTTTGAACCTGAAATCTAAACGATGACTAGTAACTTCTGTTACGTCAACAACCTCCTGTATCGGAAGCAGGCTAATGCCTTGGGGCGGCTTTATTACTGATACCTCTGGCAATATGGTTGGAAGTTGTATCATCGTTGTAAACTGGCCATATTCAAGAATTGCTTTCATGCGACCACTCCTGTATTTCTTGCTCTTGATGTCTGATTTCATCACGAAGCTTATAGGATATACTTTCGTGAGTCTTCAACTTCTCCTTAATTTCATTAAGCCGGACGTCCTTGAGGTGTTCTAGTGCGTCTTCCCTTGACAAGAAGATGTAACTCTCAGGTATGTTGCAATAGCCGCTGAACCCATTACGAGTACTAGCATCTATCTCATAACGTGTTCCAATCTGTGAAATAGATATACCAACTATCTTTCTGGGGTTCATGTGTAGCGATTCTTGCCAGTTGTCTACCGGATACACAGCCCACACCTTCTGTCCAAGCTTATACTTGGGTTCTTGCCCTTTATTACTATTCATCCCCTACCTCCTTGAGCTTGTCAAACTCTGGCTTAGTTAAGTACTTAAACGTGAAATAAGGTTTCTGAGTGTAAGGGGTTAGCTTTTCATGCCACTCAGTTTCTTCCGGTGTTTTCCAGAGGTAGTAAACCTTGCCTTCGCGTTCTACCCAATCCTCCATGATGGTGATGTACCGTTGTTTACTATTCATGGGTGGCTCCCTCCCTCATGTGTATCCTTTTAAGTAGCCTTTGCCTCAGGTCACCTACTTCGCGCTTTCTTAAATAGGAAAGTACCCTACCGAGGTGCCTAGCAAGTCTCTTACCTTTATTAAGACGGTAGTTGCTCATTGCTCTTTACTCCCCTCAAGCTCAGTTCTTGGTACTTTGTCTTCAAATACGACTTTGCCTTTTCTGACGAGCTGTATGTTTAAAGCGTTAACGCTTGACTCTATCTCGTCGTAAGGCGGCTTCTTTCTAGCTTCGTTAGCGTAATGTTCAGATATAGTTTTTAGGTATGAAACAAGTCCTATTAAGAGGTAAATTAACCCAAATACAATGAATGGTGAAAGAATACCAAACATACCAAACACTATTTGGACGGTAGTATAAAATGCGTTCATTCCTTACCTCCTGTTAGCTCTAAAGCCTCATGGTTCACCGTTCCTATCACTACACCGTCTACAACAACGTAACTTACCACTTCGTGCGGGTCATTTGGGGTGCCACTGCCTTCCCCGACTTCGATAAGCTGTGCGTTCTTAATTCCTCTGAAGTTACTCATTACTCTCCTCCGGCCACATGTTATTATCTGTAAAAGGTTGTACCCACTCTTTCTTTACCCATATTATTTGGTATTCAGGGAAGGTAGGGCTCCCATCCCAATGACTTACTTCAAGAGCGTAAAGGTTATCTGTTTCCTCAACTACTTCTACTTGTTCATCTTTCCAATGTACTTTCATTCGGGCTCCTTAGTTTGGCTATTCAGAGTGAAGCCCTCTGACCTACCATCAGGATGATCGAAACGAACGCCGGACTGGGGCACTTTAGGGTCAACCTTCACATCCATGCCAAAGATACTTCCCTTAGTTTGGTTGTTGAGGGTGGCAATGCTCCTCTTTAGTTCCGCGATTCGATTCCATAGAAGGTTGATCGGTAAGTCAAAGACGGTCATATAGGTTCCGGGGTACAACTCAGACTCCACCTCTTTTGCCTCGCTCTGATCGTTTAGTGTCTCCAGCTCCTCTAACCGTGTCTCCTCAACCCTACGGCTGAGTTCTTGATCGAAGTCGTGTTTTGATATATAGCCGAAGCGGCCATTTTTCATGCCGATAGCATGTTGTTTTTCGGCAAGGTCGTATAGTGCTGCACACCTTTCGACGTGTGACATAGATTCCATCGCATAAGCAAGCTGCTTGATCTCGGGGCTATAGCTTTGAGACTGCTCGCGCAACTCTTCTGTAGACTTACTCATCCTAGTCAACTCCTTAACCCATTGGGGCATGTTCCAACAATCACCGTGTGCGAGTTCCTCGCCACAGTTCTTACAATCTACACTCCACCAGAAGTCTCCCTCATCATATGGTGCTTCTGCCGTGGGATACATTCCATCAGTGTATGATTTTTCAAGATGCGCACACTCTTCTGTAGACTTACTCATCTCTGGCTCCCCATTGCTGCGCCATAGCGTCAGCTATTCCTTGATATGTCATACTTCTTAACTTCCACCGGTCAGGCCCGGGTGGCATTCGATGGACTTTTGCTTCACGACCTTCAACAATATCAGTCGGTAAAAGTTTAGGTAGATTTTTCAACCACAAACAGGTAGCCTTCGTCTCGCCGTGACCGAACATCCAAGGCTGAATAATTTGGTCGGGCTTTCTTATACGACTACTGATAACACTAATGGGGTTTTCGAGGGCAATCATTGGTATGTTTGCGCCCAGCAATCCAGCTACAAAATCTAGTGCATCTTCTTGCTCTTGGCGTTTATCTTTGAACCAACGAGCACCACTTACTGCGAGGTGCGTACAAGGCGGGTGAGCAATCATTAAATCCCACCCATCGTTTATTATTGCCATCACATCACCTTGGTAGTGGTATGGTGAGTTATCATCCGCTGGAAGCAAATCGCAGCTCCAGGCATCATGACCCAGTTTCCGAAATGCTTCACGCACTCGGCCAGAATATTCACAGGCAACCAGGACTTTCATAGATACTCCTGTTCTGTAGACTTAATATCACTCATTCCGTGCCCTCCATAGTTGCGCCTTCACCACCCAGCGGGTCGCGTTTCCAGCGATCTCTATAGGTAATGTTAAGATCATTCAAGAAGTCTATAATTGACCCGGACTCGAGTCCTAAACTATCGCGTAAAGTGGTGATTACGTCTTCAGCCCAAAAGTTCTTAATCTGGCGTTCTTCAATAAGATCAAAGGGATACACCTTTTCTTCGGAAGGGAACTTTACACCGTAAACGTGCGGCAGGAAGTAATCATCTATATATTCAGCAAGCTCGTAATTCCCGGTGATGGGGTGTTTGGTTATTTTTTTATAGCCACTCATCTATTTCACCTTCGAGCTTAGCGAGTTCCTTACGGAGTTCGTCTGCTTTACGGAGGGCATTGATAGCCTCGACCGCCTCGGCCTTGGAAAGCCCCTGCTTGCCGTCCGTAGCCAGCGCGAGGCCGTATTGGTCGAGGATGGATTCGATGGTTTGGGTGGTATCTTTCATTGCTTGTCCTTTCTTTCGGTTTGGCGTTACGGGCCTATTCATGGCTGTCCTCCCCAGCGAGTATCCTTTCAAACACCGCTTGTATTATGTTGGGGGTCACGGCGTTGCCGCACATCTTGTAGCGCTGGCTATCCGACACTTCGTAGCCATCAAGGAAGACTGGTCTTCCGGACTCAACATCTTTATAGTTCATGCTTCTTCCTTTCTCGTGGTTAAGTGCCAAAAACCACATACATTACATTCGTAGTAAGTACTCCACTTGTAACTTTCGACCTTATTCCTGCGTTTTGCTGCTCTCCTAGCAGTCTGACGGGAAGCGAATGACTTCTTTTTCGTACAGGTAGCCTTGCTGGTTCGAGGTTCTGTAGACTTACTCATCCCTATTTTCTCCACGTTTCACCGTCATCGTACGGGTTTACGCCATTTACTTCTTTGTGGCACTTAGGGCATTGTGCACCTGGTCTTGAGTAAGGGTATCTTTGCTGTACTTGTGGCTGCAATGATGCTTTGTAGGCAGACCAGTTTTTACCACCGTCACGGCTTAGTATGAGCGTTACCCTTTCGTCATAGTCATATGGACCAATGCCAGGCTTTTGCACTAATGGTGTATCATCGCAATCACGACTAATGCCCCACTTATTACTGGGCTTTATAGCCTCCCAGAACGTCCAGTTGCAGTATTCTGTAGACTTACTCATCCTTGGGCTCCTCTCGTTCACTCATCGCTTTCCAATACGGGCTGTAGTGAAGCTCCATGTTGTCAATAAAGGCACCGCCAAGCTCCTGTTTAATACGTTCGTAGAGCGGAACAGATACTTCGATTAAAAAGTTCCCTTCATCTGTAGGCTTACTCATGACCAGCCCTCTTCTTCGAGAGTTCATACAGCGCTGGGTTTCTTAAGTGATCTTTGATACCGTCAAGCCTTTTGCATACAGACTGGTAGTTGTCGAGTGTTGGTTTCTTCCCTGACAGCAGCGTATACACACACTGCTCCAGCTCTATCTGCCGATCTAAGGTTCTTCGTGTCTCACGCTCGTATTCCCACACTCGCTCATCCAGTTCGCGCAGAAAGTCACTTAAACTCCCTCTATTCATAGTTTCTCCCCTCTTGTTTTCTGTAGACTTACTATCACTCATACGCCAGCTCCATACATCTCACCTTTACCGGTCGGAATAACTATCGGGTGTGTTTGTACAGCTTCACCAGGTAACGGGCCATACAGTTCCTGGTACAATGCTTTGTATTTTTCTACTAAGTCCCATTCCTTCATGATGGCGCGGTGGGTGATTTGGTGGAGGAGGTCGTAGCGGTCTTGTTCGTAGATTTCTTTGGTATTCATTTATTTAGCTTCCTTATGCTTCCTCTGTAACGAGCAGCCAATCTTCCAATGGGATACCGAACGCGTGCGCTTGGCAGAGTTCGGCATCACCTTGTTTGCCTATTTCTGGTGGCGTCCACTCAATAAACTGGCGGTCAGTCGAAGCGTCGTCCATGAGCATACAGTATTCAGTTCTTCCGGTGCCCATGAAGTCTTTTACTTCATATAAGCGGGTGCCTTTCTGACCGGTATCAATAAGGTGGGCATTCATTTGTTTTAGTAGTACATCAGGGCGGAGCATCGAAATGGCAGCCATACGCTGGTCGGAGTTCTTAATAAGCAGGGTCTCTTCAGCTGTCAGCTTACGATCGACCACTTTCCAGTACAAATCTTCGTCAAACTTCACCCCTCGGAGGAAGTAAAAACCCTGACCATCTTTCCACTGGACGGCCATACCGTGATCATAGTGAAGTGTCTCACCGACCATGATCATACGAGGCATAGGAACAAGAATAAGTTTATCTTTCATGGGGAAGAAGTAACCTAACCCACCTTCGAGAGCAATGAGCTCCTGTTCTGATACTTTTATCCATTTGAGGGTTGCGGCATCTGTGAGACCGGTATTTCTCGCGGCAGCACCCCGAGCAGCACCCCGAGCAGCATCCCAAGCAGCATCCCAAGCAGCACCCCGAGCAGCATCCCAAGCAGCATCCCAAGCAGCACCCCGAGCAGCATCCCAAGCAGCATCCGTCGCCAGCTGGTAGCCGATCATCATATTATCTGCGATCTCTACCTTAGGCATATCAACACCTAAAAGCTCATACTGTTTCTCAAATGCCTTGATAACTTTCTTCTCATTCCAGTACGGTTCGTCGTAGTTAATCGCTTTCAGGCGGTCAATAACTTCCTGTGCGCTTTTATTAATCTCTGACATGGTAACTCCTAATCAAATACCTCTCGGATAACTTCGTTCCAAGGGTCGTATTCTGTTTTACGGTGGACTTTATAAGTACCTGGCTTCACTAGCAAGGTTTTGTGTTTGTCGGTCGTCTTTTTGTGTACCAACGAGGCCGGATTGAAGAGGCGAAGGTACAACTCGTCGTCCTTTACGATAACATCGAATTTCTCTTTGCTTTCCAGTACGTGGTGGTGCCCGGTTTCCGAGTGACCGACTATGTATGCGGTGTGCTGTGTAACCTTACCAGTTACATCATTTACGGGGAGCAGTAGGTTTTCTCCGTGACGGAGCCCATTAAATTTGTTTGATTTCATCGTTATTTCTCCTTACTTCGTTTACTATCTTATTCATTGCATTCATAGCTAATTGATCGTAGAAGTCTATTAATTCATCTACTAAGGGTTCTAGGTTTTCTCTTTGTGTGACCCACCCGTTTTCCATGGTGCTATCTCCTTAGTGATTTTTTGATACGTAAATATGCATTGTGGTTACGGATACACCCAAACAGCACATGTGCACACACCGCTATGCAAATGGCAAACCAAACAATGGAGACGAAATAGAAGACAACGCTTAAAAACTGTCCTATAAGCCCAGCTATTGCAAGGAGTTTATCGTAATCACTCACTGCATATATTCCCCATCCATATCAATCCGGTGGTACGTAACCTTATACTTTGCCCGAGAAGCCTCAGTTAATACTTTGAAGTTCCGTACCTGTTTCCTGGTGTCAAAAGGTACGCTAAACAGTAAGTTCTCCTTATCAAGAAAGTTATTCGTCCATACCCTGGCAATCCATATGTGGTCGTTTTCGGTCTTATCCATGCCAGAAGCCTTAAGCCGTTCGGTTTCCACTTCTTTCCAACTTTTTATGCTATGGAGCCATTCCCTTGTTTTAAACATCTCATACCCCTGTTATTTATTTCTCAAGTAGCTTTAGCTCTTCTTCGGTATAGGGTATGATAAGCCCTAATGCATCCCGAAGACGCTGTTCTTTCGTGTCAAGCAATGTCGTCATATGCATTTAGCGGCACTTCCTCTGGCTCGTAGTCAGCATCTTTCCTTTGAACGACCGGCTTTTTACCTTTGCCGAATTCGCTTAATGGAACACCACCCTTTACGATGCTCGCCATATCAGGCTTCTCAAAGGCGGGAAGGTCAGCGCGTACTTTGCTTGGCACGACGGAGTACCGCGTATTCATACCCTCACCGGTACGTCCCAGAACGATGTCACAGTCCATTGGCACCTCCTCACCGTATTCAGAAACGATATCTGCGATCAGGTTAAACACCATAGGCCCCTGCTCGAGAATTTTTACCTTGTCTGCCTCATAATCCCATACCGGCCAGTGGAAACGGGTTTTTAGCTCGTCGCCATCACGCCACTGTTTTAGTGATACGTACGGGTGGTCAATGATACGCAGACGAACCTTCTTTCCAGATGATACGTTAACGAACATATCGCTTCCCGTGTTCACGTACTTGCTTGCATTTTCGTATAATGACATTACTTTTCTCCTGTAATATAGTTAACTTCTTCTTCGGTCAGTCCTGAGGTAGTACGTGGGTCATCCCGATCAATCGAAATATCTCCCAGTAGATAACCTACCCGTAACTCCTCTATGTATTCTTGGCGCGGTTCTGTTTCAATCATCACCATCTCCTTCTATAAACGCGATTGCCTCATCGCTTCCTTTACATACCTTTGCTGGTATGCCAGCTTCGTTTAATATGCCTATCCACTCTTTCTGTGCGTCGCTTGTCACCCCTCCTTTCTTACGCTTTAGCTCAACAGCCTTCATTCGGTTCTTGTAAATTACAAACAGGTCTGGAACGCCGGACTTCACCCCAAGGGCTTTGTTTAGCCGCTTTTGATTCCAGCTTTTCGTGTACGTCTCATTCGGAACACGAAAGTGCGGAATGCCTCTAATCGTTAAGTACTGAACTAAAGCAATCTGCTCTTGCTGCTCAGTAGGTACGACGTTCACTTCTTAGCCTCCACTTGCGGATCCAGCGTCCCTTAGAGATCGCCCGGCGCGATTTTTCGAACCCCACTGGCACAAACTCGTCGTTAAATACTTTCCCTATCGTATTTCTATGCAAGTAATCCGGCCTTGGGCAAATTTCCAGTACGTCTTCTATGGTTATGCTGTATCTTCCAGCCAAAAGCTTCTTAGCGGTATGGCGCGCCTTTTCTAGCCAGTCCTCTTTACCTTTATTAAAAAGGTCATTCATGGATAACTGGTGCATTTATTCGTCTCCCACCATGGAATCATAATCGGCGTGTTCAAACGTACCGACGTTATACTGCTTGCTCGTCATCGCAAACCCTTTTTTCACAGAAGCTTTACCGCCACGTGCGCCAATGGCACGCATATGGGCTATATACCCTTCATGGCCAAGCTTGCGCTTAAGCGTTTCGTGCGACTTCCTGTTACCCTCTAATGTTGCCCCCATTCTAACCTCCTTATTTCCTCTGTTTTTCAAACCACTCCGCCGAACACGGCTCTCCGTTATAAAAGAAAGGGTTCCACTTCTCTTTCGCCATAAAGCCGCCTTCACGGTCGGCGCATGTGCAAATGGGAAGACTGCCACTGTCCTTAAAACGTTTCCAAGCTTCGTTCAGCTCACGCCAATAAGTTACTACCCTGCTTTCAAGCTCGTTGTTCCACTCCAGAACGTTTTCGTCCATTCGTAGGTCGTCCTTGGATATTTTCAAAATACGAGCTTCATTTAGCATTCTGAATCTATATCCTTCTGCACCTTCAGGGGTTGATTCACCCTTTTTACGTAGCATGTACATATACGTGCCAAGCTGCATTTTGTGGAAGTAGCTTATTGGCTTATCTTTTTGCCAGGTAAATGCCCGGCTATTCTGCGTCTTGTAGTCGTAGAGAATCAGGTTACCTTCTATAACCACAAGGTCATCTATATGTCCCCGTGTCATCAGGTCTTCATCTTGCAACTCAAGCTCCTGTGCAACAGACAAGCCGCTCTCTTTAGTAATTCGCTGTACCCACTCATGGAAAATATGTCCAGCGGCGAATACTCGTTGTTTACGCGGATCATCGTTCGTATAAGGAACCTGCAACCGTTCAAATATGTTCTTACGCATACAATAACCAGCAGAACTTGCCGACCAGTATTCGCCATAATCCCTACGCTCTTTAGATTTTGTATCTAAGTACTCGTCAATTTTCGGGCGAATACCTGTTTCAAACACGCTACTCACGGCCAACTCCTTTAGGCATCTGCACTACTGGCCAGTTATCCGTGTTAAAAGAAATGTCTTCCCCATCTATCAGCCGGTCAATAAAATCATGTGTAAAGCTTTCCTGCAGGTTTTTTTGGGCGTTTGCTTCATCTACATGGAACTGCAGTGCCTCCATGTCGTTGTCGTTTATGTCACGCTCAATAAGACGCGCCCACATCGAACCACTTTCCCAGTAATCCAATGCCTCTTCGGCCTGTTGCATAACGTTATCTACTTTCATACTTCACTCCTTCCGGCGAGTTACTTGTTTTTACATACATTCAAGAGCAGAGATAGCGCCAGGTAAGGGTGGGCATCACCTGGCGCCAACACCACTCTCAACGTTGGCGGGCCTCGCATACCCGCCAACTATTCATGTAGGTGCATGGAATTTAGAACACACGAAGCTAGCAGTAACGTCTATGCCTTAGTTACTCGCTGTGCTGCAGAATTGCTTTCGCCGTTTCGGTTACTGCTAGCATTGGTATGTTCTAAAACCTGGTATCTATTCACATAGCAGGATGAACCGATAAGGTAAGTATGGCTTGCTCCGCTTCTTACCTGCCTAGACCCGATGAAAGGTCGTCATCATTTCAGCAGGGCAGCTATCGCGGATAATACGATTCACTGATTAACGTCGGCCGCTAAGCCTAGATAGCATCCTCAGATTTACCCAGATGTTTCATTCCACCCTTACGGGGACTCGCTGGTTCGCACTTACCGATTCACCTTGCTATGTGAGGTGTTAAGCATATGGTGCTAGAAATGATGCTCCGTGCACTCATCAGGTCTTTACTAGCTTGCCTGATGAGGGGAAGACACCTCAGATCCGATCCTTTGTGTGCCTATGTCTATCGGTCATGACATAACATTGTTCATTTCCAGCACTACTACGCTTAACGTGTTATAGAACATGAGAGAGGGGCGGTTGGCTAATGAGTAGTTTTTTTATTTGGTTGTATCATCCAATGGCCACTTGCCGCCTAGTCACCGCAAGGCTCCTCGCGTGTAAACATTAGCCGTTCCCTCACTGCTGCTCTATAACATTCGTTACATCCATTACTGGTGCCAGAAGTAAGCCGCTGTCGAAAACTTCTCACAGTTTCCCTGCCTCGCATCTCGGCGAGTTTAAAGCTCGTTGAAGCGGCCGTGTCTGTACAATTAGACCCCGCCACTTACTACTGGCAAGCCATATAAGCCGCGAATACAGGCTTCGCGTGGCGAGGGGATATAGAAGTCCACACTACTTATATGGCCAGTTTGAATATACAAGTGAAGTAAGGTGGCGTGCCCTAGTCTTACCACTGTGCGGACTAATTAACCATCAATCACTAGGTTGATGGATCTTACTTCTGGTAGGCTACATAAGAGGGAGTATCTTACTTTCGTAAGGAGCCTTCACCGTCTCCCGTTGGCTAACGATTTTGTTTTCTTATAGTTACCGTTTACTTGTATATCCAGTAATGGATGTAACTTAGGTTAAGCGGTACAAGAAATCTCCCAATCCTTGTACCGCCATGTACCTACATGAATATGATAATGGTGGGATTTTTCCTACCTAGGTACAAATTGCCGTTTGAGCCTAGGATAAGAAAAATCCCCATCAGTAACAAGACAGGGATGCATGAATCTCGATTCAATTATTCGACTATTCCAATGACCCCATATTGTCACTGTTTTAACTGCCGAATTATCAAACGATATGATATAATCTTTCCTATATAGGAGTGTAGCTCAGGTGGCTAGAGCACCGGTCTCCAAAACCGGAGACGGTTACTTGCGGCCGTGGCCTTGTAAGATTGTCATCGTTTCGACTGAACGGATTATTTCCGTTTCGTATGTTCTTATACTAGCAGACATTAAGCGGCTTGTCAATGCGCTTACGTCGTCAAGTTTTCCACAATGCGTATCGGTTTGTTGTGATGGTATTTCCTACGCTGCTCTCTAATAAATACGTCGCTGAATTTTAAGTACCGTCTGGTCGTGTTAATGTCCGAGTGCCCTAGCATCATCTGAACGCTACGAATATCCGCCCCTCTTTGTACCATGCCAATAGCGAAGGAATGCCTTAAAAGGTGAACCCACATATCTACCCCAGCAGCATCGAACCATCTTTTAATACGCTGCCGTACCGTGTCGATCGAGTAACATTCCTGTGGACTGAAGCGTGGATCAGGCCTGAAAACGTAACCGCTCGTGTATCCGGCTGTTTTTATGTATCTCTGCAGATGGGTAGCCAAGTCGTCAGGAATGTAAACAGGACGCATCTTGTCTCCTTTTCCATATACCCGTAATTCGTCATGGTTTATCCTTTCGACCTTCAGCCCAACGAGTTCGCTAATCCTCAGGCCTCCCTCATATATCAGGGCGGTCATAAGCCTGTCCTGCTCGTTCGTCATGGAAGCAATCACTTTGTACACGGTCTCGGGAGTGAGAGGATCGAAATTCATGTCCCCCTCGCTTTTATCCTTTAGTTCTTTCACGCCTCTCGGGTCAAAATTAAACAACGAAACCCGTTCGTCCATGACCCATAACAAAAACCACTTTATGAACCTTCTCACCGTGTTTAAGGTTGTCATCCTTGCGCCCTTTTGGGCTTGTAAGGCCAAGTATTCCTTTATATGGTATTTTTCCAGCTCATCAATGGCATAGACGTGATTATCTTGAAGATATCCTATAAAATTCCTGAGCGTATACCCTCTGTTTCTAATCGTATGCACGGCAGCGTCTTCGTCCCGTAAGTCAATCAAATAAAGCAGCAGTAATTCGCCAAGTATAACCGTGTCTCTTTTTACGTTTCCACGCACCATTGTGGGGATGGTATGTTTATTGAGTGTTTTCGGAATCACCCACGTATCCCTTTCTCTACCCTCCTCTCACATATGGTAACTATTTATTTTGCTAGCAGTCTACTATATTAGAACATAAAAATAAAATAATTGCATATGTAATGTGTATTCTTGTTAATAAAAAGACTTCCCTATAGTCCTACCCAGACTAAAACGGCAATTTGTACAGGTACTCTAACACGCTACACACCACATATGCAAGCATAACTAAAAAGGCAGCAGTATATGGGAACTGCTGCCTCGTAAAACTAATACTAGCACAACACGTACCTACCTCAATAAGCGGATACTATTTTTAAAGTCTCTAAGCAACTCCTCTTTCTTTTCCGTAAACTACCGGGGGAGTTAGTAAGTGCACCAATCATTGAAGTGGACGGCTGCACGGCTTTCAATGGCTGGCGCGTTATTAACTCCCCTAATTTGGTTTCTCATTGAACAGATTTAAGTACCCCTGGTAACTACTGTTCGTTGTTAAGTTTCCTAACTTTTCTTTTATATGATAGAAGTTAATTTCTCATACGTTGATCCATTCAACGACTGGGGCGTATCACAGCCATACGCCTAGCTTTGAGCCATTCATTGCTTCACTTATTTTAACTCGCATCAGCACCGTAATGGTCTTCAGCTCCCCACGAGTGTTGACAAGTAGGTTCTCATTTGCTATGTTATAAACATAAAGCATTTGAGCAACTAGTCCCGAAAGGGACTTTTCTCTTGCCCTAACGTTTACTAAAAGCATTTAAGCAAACGTTACCTAAGACATTACTATAAAAACTCTAATCCTCAATAAGCGGCTTAAATTATATTTACTGTAGTAAACCAGGGGCAAACACAGCTACTAGTACCGCGAATACTGCCGATACTAAAGATACGATGAGGTCGTTTTTGAAGAACTTACTAAGTGAATAGTGACAAACGGCAAAGGCCGTGAACAGCCACATGAGAAACATTAGTACGTGTAGCATATATCCTCCTTATTCGTTAGGCGTTCCATACACGCCAAGAGCTGTTAAAATGCCAGTCAGTAGGCTTAGTTCAGGTGACTGGCCAAACTTTACCGTAAGGTAGGTGACAACCGCACCTACCACGGCAACCCAGAACTTACGGGTCTTTGCAAAAGTTAGTACATCTTTCATATGATCCTCCTATACCCCACCAGATACCCACACGTTATTGTCATTATCATCGTCCGGGCCTTCGGCAATGTACCGCCGTACGCCGCTGAACGACAGGTAGCTCAACCAAACGAACCCGTCGGCTACGATATAGCTGTCGTAATTGAACGTTTGCCCCTTTCCGTATACCGCCGCAATGGCCGCTTCGTTATTAGGCTCATTCCGTACGTTTAAGGCGTCTACAAGCACCGTAGCGGTGCCTTTTGCCGCAACTCTCTGTCCAGTCATGTTAGAAGCTGGTACGTAGTCTTCCACGGCCTGTACACCATCTACCCAGTACGACCACCCAAGGTACTGCGGAGCAAAGTTGCCAAACCACGCAAGTACCTCGTTGATGTTCCGGTATACTGCCCGGGCTCCAGGTCGCGTCTCACTGTCGTGGATTTCAATCCACCCATTTCCGTGGTTAAACGCCCAGGCAACATGGCCTAGGCCTGCATACGCCCCTTTGTTAAGCGAGAAAAAGATGGGCACCCATACGCCAACAGGCGGTTCTCCTTCACGGATATTACCGTTCGCTTTCTCCGTATTAAATGCAGCTTGCGCCGTAGGTTTGCGGTTTGGAGCGCTTACGGCGTCGTCTACGAATTTAAGACACCATCCACGAGTTGCAGGAGCTCCTAAGTTTGGTGTGGTTTTCTGTCGTACTGGCATTACTTATCCTCCTCGCCCGGTTCTTTTGTATTGTCTGGTGCGACGTATAGGTCTGGTGCGGTTTCCATATTCTCTCCTTTGTCTTTATTGCTCTCTGCCTCTGTCATCATGCTCCTCCTGTGGTGCACTTTACTTTTTCACCGTTTAAAATCTGCCATGTCAGGTCTTCGCCAAAGCGCACCTCCCAGCGGTTTTTTTCAACGTTGCATCGTAACTGCGGGGTCTTGCCTTCTTTCCCGTCAGCCCCATCCCTGCCATCTTTAGGCACAGCTACGGGGTGCGCTGCCATGTAGTTGTTTACTGCCTGTTGTATTTGCGCGTCTGTCGCATTTTGACCGTCTTTACCGTCTTGTGGCTTATTGGCCAGCATGTATTCGTTAACGGCTGCTCGTATTTGTTCCAGGGAGGCGTCCTTACCATCTTTCGGCTGCGGTAGCTCAATCGCATCCATCTGCGACTTCACGCCCTCTTCAATGGTGCTCTTAAACCTATTCGGGTCAGTAAGAGCAAATAGAAGGTACGTAATATACCCAATCAGGACAATGGCAGAGGCTACGATTGCTATTCTTGTAGGTAGTTTGCGCCTATTCATCTCGAGAAAATCCAGACGGTAAAAATACCGACAATAACCAATGTTACGATCTGTCCAATAACGAGCTTTACAAGCCAGGAAGCATTACGTTTAAACGGGCGATATTCGAGGTGGACTTTGTCAATCACATCATCTACGTACTCCTTAATCTCTTTTTCTGAGTGGGACAACTGGCTGGTAGTAACGAGGCCACTGGTCTGCTCAAGGAGTTTATCCAGTTTGTCATTGATCGTATCGACCTTCGAGTCGACAGCATCTAACTGGTAAACTTTGGCCGGCTGTTCCGATTCCTGTTGCGATCTGCCAGCCATATTACGTTCCCTTAGCTAAAAACTTAACGGTAAGTGATGGGTCGTAGGTAGAAAAGCTCATGTAAATCTCGCCTGGGGTTGATAAATCTGTCACGTTTCCTGCGAGTTTCAATACGTTCGATCCGCTTACTCTCTTGTAGTGCGTAATCGCATAGCTCGAAGAACTGTTCGTTACTGACGTCGAATCGTACGCAAGAACAGACTGCGCCTCTTCGTCCGTTCCGTCCGAAAACCCGCTGGAAGCCCCGGACGTACCAGAGGACGCGTGAACTACCTGAAACCATATATCCGTAACGTTAATGGTGTCGTCATTTAGCAGGATGCCAACGTTAGAGCTGTTTACGGTAAACGATCCTCTCTCTACCTTCATGCTTGCACAGTACCAAAAAAACTATGCTCCTCAATAAGCGCATTGGTGTAAGCGGCTTGACATATCGTATACACACTGCTATAGTGTCGTATTATGTCTCTTATAGAGGAACCAAAGAACCCATTAGAAAAAGAAAACCGCGAAGTATTCGGCTACGGAATACTTGTCGGTATGGCGCTAGCTTTCCTCGTAGTAGTAGCTCTTCAGCTTATACAGCCGCATAATGTACCCCAGAGAAACCAAGTGGAGGCTTCACAAACATGCTCCACGCCATGGTGGGGGCTTGGCTTCTACGTGGAATGTAAATAGCTACTGTTTCTTACGGCTCTGAATGCTTCGTGCCGATAAGCTCTCCCCGTCCATAGGGATTTTTAGGCTATCCAGTCTGTCGAACAAATCGGTTAAATCTACCTCAAATTTTCCGTAGGTAGTATTAAGCTTCTCTTTTTCGGCATCAATCCTGCTGTTTATATTTCTTGCGAGTTCGTTTGCTTTGTCTAGGTCACCATCCTTAACAGCCGTCGTTATCTTCTGGGTGATGTTCTCTTTCTGCGCTTTTAGCGGGTTGTAGCTCTCGTAAAACTTACTGCTTACTCTGCCCTGTCCCTGAACTTCTGGCTGGAAGAACCTACTTGCCAGTTGCTCTGGCGTCGATCTGCCGCCAGTTTCGGCGCCTCTTGCCAGGTCAGCCGACACTAATGCGCCTTCACCGGCGCTCGCAGTGTAGCCTTGTACTACCTTCTGAACCTGCAGCGGCGATATGCCAAATACCTTGGCTATATCCCTGTATACTTGCGGCGTGCTGTCGAATACCTGGTCTTCAGGCGCCGAGCCTTTTAGGTTTTCGGGCACGACCTCTTTGCCGCTATACAAGTTCTTGTTCATTGATAGCTCAACAAGAGGCTTTATAGCCTGTGGCGTAAGGTTAGAAAGCACTTCACTTCCAGTAGTTCCTACCGGGCTGAAGGCGTCAACGAATATATTTTTTGCGGTTTCAAGTAAGCTTTGCCTATCGCCCAGGTATTCCGATTCGATGAAGTCTCTTACAGGGTTGGCAAATTCCTTCATACCGGCGGGGAGTGGGACTTTTATGTAACCTCTTCCACTACCAAGCACCATAATCAAGTTTCCTTTTCTCTCAGCGTCCGAAATGTTCGCATAAACCGCCGCCCTATCCGGGTCGCTCAGGTTATAGTAGGTAGATGCCGCCACGGGAGTTAATATCGTAGCGCCTATTTTCAGGCTCGTTCCAACAGGCCGCTCTTTAAAACTCCTCGCTAGGCGTGCAGAACCCTGTATGCTTGCGTTAAAGTAGGGGTTAAATATCTTCATAAAGGTAGATATTTCTCCACGTCGCGTAAAGTTAATGGAGTTTTCCCTGGCTGCCTGGTTCGCCATATCGATCGCTACTTCTGGGCTCTTGCCCTTTTTAAGAGCATTTTTGTACGTTCCTAAGAAATTTTGATAGCGTGTCGCTTTCTCGCTGGCGGATATGACATTTTCATACTTTCTTAAAAAGCTCTCGTTCTTAACGCCTAAGTCCTCTAGCGATTGCCGGGTTGCTTGTTTCAAATTACGGGATAAATCAGCTCGTGTAATATTAGCGTTTCTACTCGCCCACAGTTTATACGTTTCGGATGGTTCCCAGAGCTTTCCTGCTACTTCTTTAGCACCAGGAATACGCCCCACGGTCGCTTTTAACGTAGGCTTCGCAATGGCTTCTTTTATCCCGGCAATAAAACTTATAGGGTTGTGTGTTGCTAACGCGTTTTTAGACAGTACCGCACTCGATACCTGGTCTTTTATAAAGTTAGGTATAGCGAAGGCTGGGTTTAACGACGTTGCTCCGCCCCGTAAAATACGGCTAGGCAGCAACGCCCAGTCGGCTATAGCTTTTAACTCAAGATCTGCGACACCAGATAGCTGCTTGGCTGCGGCCGGATCAATTGTATATAGTTCACGTACCCCGTTTTCAAAGACCTTGAGTGTATTTTCGCCACGGGGATCTATGTCTGAAAGTTGACGAGCTCTTTTCACTAGGTTTGATACTTCAGTACGGACCGTGTCATACTCGTCTTTTATCGCGTTGATCTCGTCAATTGCTTGTGCTAACTTTGGCTCCCGATTCGCTATCTTTTTTCTTACTACCTTAAGCTGAGCTGGGTCGGAGTTCAGCAGTCGATCTACAGCCTGCTGCACAGTTGGCCTTCTACCGACAGTATTCTCGCTCAAAATTGTTTTTCCTGCTCTGGTCGTTGGCTTCTTGAGAATTTGTTCAGCGATCGATCGTGCAGACGCCTTAGTTATACCTGTAAGTTTCTGCAGCTTTGAGTAGCCACCGTAGTGGATGTCCAGTGCCATATTCTTAACGCCATCGACTCCTGAACCATATTCTTTCACAAGCTTTGCCTTTACATTATTGCTTGTCTTGATGTCATCCAGAACTTTTGGAGCCTTATCCTTTATGAGGGGCGCGACCTTCTTCACCGTCAATACTTTTGTGGGTTGCTCTAAGGCTGCTGGAGCTTGTTTAGAAAGAGCCAAGTTTAACCCTTCTTCATTGAGCGCGTTAAGCTCTCGTTCGATAGTATTCACGTACTTGCCCTGCGTTTTAACCAGACGTGCCAGTCTATTGCGAAGCGGCCTCAATTGGGCTGCCTCTCCGTATAGGTGTGTTCGTTCAATAACTTTATCTGCAACCCTAATTGGTTTGGTAATGCCCCTTTCAAGCATTTGGTCTCTAAGATACTTAGCAAGTGTATTTTTCTCAACCTCTAACGTTACTTGACGCGACCAATCTTCATATGCAGCAAAAGGATCGACAGACTTTTTATTAGAACCTTTGAGTTTTTGTTGTGTGACAGAGGAACCAGATACCAGACCGGACTTTCCGTATTGTCTCCCCTGATCATCGAGAACTTCTTTCTGAACACGGGTATAATCAGGGTCGTTTATCCACTTATCATATTGTTCCTGGGTAATCTTACCGTTATCGAACAAATACTGAATATCGTCTTTAGTCGCTTGGTTGAGCAACTGGTAGGCTTTCTCCTGCTCGGGTGTGCCAGTGGGAACTGTGACGCCTTCTCCTCTACCTACTTTCTGCAGGTTAATAGCTTGCTGCTTTTCGTTAATAAATCTTCCAAAATCTTCATACCTCTTTTTGTCACCACTAATCAAAGGTTTTAATGACTGGAAAGCCTGGTTGTTCTCTAGACGACTCTGTGATAAAGCAGCAAATTGACGGACATTGGTGACAAGCCCCTCAATCTCGTCTGTAATTTTTTGTCCGGTAGAGGGATTCACAGCTCCTTTGAACTGCTTTTTAATCATATTTGTGTCATCAACTACCTTGGCAACGAAGTTGTCCTTTAGGTTGGTTATCTTTTGGCCAACCTTCGTTTCGGCAGCCTTCTGCCCAAGTTTGGTCGAAGTAATTGTCGGCAATCCTTTGCCAAGCGCCGGTACAACGCCGCCAGCAACGCCTCCAAGCGCCGCTCCTGCTGCAACATTTTTTGCATAGTCTCCTACGGTTGCCTTCCCGCCCTGCTGTTCTGCGGTTCCTAGCGCTCCGTACGAAGCGCCCTGAATAGCACCAGAGACAATTCCTTGCTTCACACCGGTAGGCGTAAGCAGTTTCTGTGCCACGTTAGTCGTTTTTGCTAGCGTACCAGCTCCCCTGGCAACCGCACCAACCGTTCCGCCGGTCAAAACGTTCAGGCCGAGTTCACCAACAGCAGCTGCTCCCTTTATTGGGTCGGTACGCTCTACAATCTGGCTTTGCCGTTCCTGGAAGCGCTTATACTGCTCGTCGTCTATCTTCGATATTCTCTTAATAGCTTCCCGATAGCGGTTTTTTTCCTCGTCAGTTTTAGCAGAACGCATTTTCTGCCCAAGTGACTTTATAAGGTCAACTGTCTGTTGCTGAGCAGCCGCTTGTACGTCCCTTTCCCGCTGGGCGCCACCAGTAAGTTCGTTAATTACCTCGGCAGTACCTTCTCCTACTCTCTTGAACGGCGCAGCGATTCCCTCGGCAACACCACCAACGAACTTTCCAATGTTACCAAGTATGTCATTCGCATTTTGCTGGCTCTGTTTTACCGCGTCCGCCTTTTGCCTTTTAAGCTTCTCTTCCTGGTCACGTTTTTTCTTTTCTTCCTCATAACCAGCTGAGGATTTGGCGTACGACGCACCAAGCTTTTCCCATTTCGAACCACCCGAATAGCCGTCTCCAGAGCTATCGGACGAAGAATTGCCAGAAGACTTGGCAAATGATCTTCCAGCTGCCGACCAATCGAATGCCATATCGTCTCCTATTCGTTAAAGTATTGCTTCCTAAGTGTGTAAACCAAGCTCGATGCATCTTGTTTAGACATGCCGTACTCACCGGCAATGAGCGGAATAAGCGCTTCAGCTGCACCCTTAGCCGTTTTCTTACGTCCTTGGTCGTATCCAGAAGAAAGGTACTGAAGCACGGCCTGTGTGGCAGATGGCTTACTAGAGGCATTGCTGGACGCCCTGGCGGCTGCCTCCTGTTGCATTTTTTGCACGCTAAGTTGGTATTCACGTTCAGCCTGTTGCTGCTGTAGTTGGAATTGCCGTTCTTGTAGGTCACGAGCCTGCAAAGCGTCCGCAAGGCTTGAAATAGATTGCGACCTCTGTAAACCAATATCAGCAAGGCTCTTATTTACATTCGCGACATCTCCCGCCCGCTGCGATTCAAGCTGTCCACGCTGCGCCAGCAAAGCTGCCCCTAGCTGCGTTTGCAGGTCAACCGGCATACTCGAGCGTAACACCCCTCGTTGTGATGCCGACTCAAGAATATTCTGTGTCTCTGTTTGCCGTTGCCCTTCCAGCCCCGAAAGCAATGTATCGTAAAGTTGCTGAATAGCAGGCAGTTGCTGTTGAACGGCCTGTTGCTGCTGGTCAAAATATGGATTAAGTTGTGCTGCTGCTTCTTCTTGGAACCGGGTAGCCATCTCAGGTTAGACTCCTCTTACTAGAACCATAACAACAAAATGGGTGTTCTCAATAAGCGGGATTACGTGTCAAAAGCATGGTGTAATAAGCGGCTTGACATGTTGTATTCGTTTTGTTAAAATCCCCACATGAAACACTCAGCTTTATATATGATCCTAATCGGGCTCATATTAGGGCTTGGGCTATTGTCTTACTATAATTTCGGTCGTGCAGCCTCACTAGAGAACGAATTAAGAAGCGAGAAGTCCTACTCATCACAGCTAGAAAAAGAGCGAAAAGACCTATCTACGCAGCTCGAGGCATTTAAAGTTATAGACAAAAAAGACTTACTGTCTCTGTGCAGTAGCCGGGCGTCAGATAACTATTCAAATTACCTAAAAAGTAACTCCATAACCGAAACAAAAGGTAGTATAACCACTATTACTCCAAAAACGCCAGACGTACTAAAGACAGCTGAGTCAAAGCTACAGAGCGATCAACAAGCATGCCAGGAAAAATATGGCAGTTAGGTGCCACTTTCAGCATATATATCGTACGAAACCTGAAGTGTAGCTGTATTATTAATCCAGTTGGCATTATCGTAAACTGTGACAATGAAGTTTGTAGAGGTACAGTACGCATCTATAGCTAAAGTCGCACCGACGCCAGCAAAACCTATACCAGTTATTGTGTATGACGTTGAAAAGCTATCTATGCCAGACAGAACTATATTAGATAAGTTAAACGGTATATATCCGTAGCCGTGGCTAATTGAATATACTGTTAGCGTAGAGTTTTGCGTAATACCAGAGGTAAAGTCTACTACGACGGTAGCCGAGTGCGGGGAAGGTTGCCCTAGTTTCGATTTTAGCGGTGGGTACGACGAATGTATGGCACACTGTTCCGGTGCTGCTGTTTTCACGTCATAGCCTGGTAATGATAATTTTGCTACATATGTCATGGATAACTCACGTTTACCACTTCTTTTGTAAATGGATCTTTTAAAATAACTATCGATACATTTGGCGGGTCTATAAAATCGGCGTTATACGCATTAAAGTAAACACTGGTTGAATCTACGGTATATAGAAAGCTAGTGACGCCCACGGGAGGATGTACGATATAAAATCTGTCCGTACTTAACCCAAGTGTGTTAGCGCCAGGTTTTACGAAGCAAAATGCAAGCGGTGTGTAACCAAGGTCGTGGCTCACTAGCCTCTCCCAGCTTGAATTTGGTCCTGCGGCTGTTGGACCATAGTTTACAGCGTGTACCATCGGTGCTTTTGTTCCCGAATGCAAAGCAAAATCACGCATATCACTCGAGCTAACGTCTTTGCCTGGCTTGGTCATCTTAAATACGTAATCGTTCGTACTCGTCGTAGAGGCCGTAGATGAGGCTATGTTGGGAGCGGTAAAGTTTGAGGTCAGGTCAAGCCTGAATATAAAGTACCGTGGGCTCCCCGAGCCCGACGAACGGGCAAGAGTTGTCGAGTTTACTCCGTAATTCGACGCTTCCTGGTCAACCCTCCCATCGGATGTACCAATTCCAGAAGCAGGCCGGGCCAAAAGGTGAAATGGTGGATACCCAAGGTTATGCGACACCGTTCCCCCAAAGTTACCCGTCTCATGTATCTTCAGTAAAGGCCACGATGAATTGAAAGACAGTAAGTAATCTGCCGCCGTCTTAACGTTATAGCCTTTTGGCGTTCCTTTTACTGTGTATGCCATCAATTTACCTCGTTACCAAGGAAAAACCTATCATTATCGCCATCGTTCATAAGTATCCCAATGCTTCCGTCTTCTTGCTGGCCAATAATAATCGCCTCGGTGCTTTGATCGCCCTTAATAACAAGCGTCTTGCTCTCGTTCGATATCCTTCTTCCCCACTCATTTACCTGGGATACGAGGCTTTCAATTTGCCTCTTTGGGTCATCCCCCTGCAACGCCCCAGTCGTAATATCAGGCAGTACCGGCACTACGCTAGTCTCCTTACTCTTTCAGTTACCGTAATACCCAACGCTTCTATACCCGTATCAAGCCCCTCTTCTTCAATCCTAAATTTCAAGAATTTGGCGATACCCTGAAACTCAGCAATACGGCTCGTAATAATATCCCCTTCCGAACTCCAGCTGTCGACGTCCCACTGCATAACATCCCATAACGCAGTCGAGCCGCCAGATAAATTAACTTGCGATGTAATCTCTGTGCCTGTTATGTCTGCAAACATCGTCACGTTCATGTCGTAGTCATCTTTGGCAAGCTGTTGTAGGTAAAACTTCTTTATCGTCTTATCGTTCACGTTACCGCTAAAGCCAAGCGATGGCGTATCGTACAGGGTATGTATTTCGTACTTATCGTCGCTTGTCCCACTATCCCACCTGTACACCGAACCTTGGTTCGAAGAGGCAAAGTAAACCTGACTAGAGTCAGTTCCGCCATTCCACGCGCTAAATGCAGAGGCATATACGCCTACGGCTTTCGTATACACGTTTCGCGTAAGGTCAAGTATAAGCAGCTCTGAGTTATATGTACCCCCGGAAGGCGTATAGGCAATCACATACGAGTTGTTCCAAAGCGTTGCGACGGCAGACGTCTTGTTAGCCCAGCTGTCTATGAGTTTGTTCACTACCCCGTCGGAAACGTTTCTTAGGTTCGTACCGTCAAAAAACTGTATCCCTTTGTCCGATAGAAACACGAGAATATTATTCCACTCTACGAGCGTCCGCTTGTCTATCATTCCTACCTCATGGGTTATGTTGCGTAGCTCAAAGTTAGCGGGCGAATTACCATATACTCCCCAAATAGAGTGTTTTTGCAGCACGTACAATGCGTTTCCTAATGAATACAGTCCCGTACCAGTATCCCCATCGCCAGAGGGTATAATTATAGTCCCCGCATTATTTGCCGTATCCCAATCGTTAAAATGCTCTTCCGTAATGGATGTATCCAATGCGGAGAACCGAAGCGTATTGCCTTCAAGTGTCCAAATGCGGTTTATGTGGTTCGCGATAAAGCTTGGCGTAGGGCGTACGAGTGAAGCTGGCGCTGTCGAGCTTCCAAGTTTCCCCTGTACCTCTCCCCATGGTGAAATCGTGTATGACTGCCCAGACGAGGTGGATCCCTGATAACTCACCTCAACTACTAACGAGGTGTTCGAAGATATGCTACTAATTTTGTACCACTTGCCATCAGGAAGCTTTATGTACTCACCAGCCTCAGCGTTCGTAGAGGTAGCCCACGACGTCCCAGAGCCTGTTACAGTGCTAGAGCCGTTCGTTACCGATATTGTGCCTGTCGTATAGTTAGAATTCGTAGAGCCTCTATACTTCTGTATGCGGCTCGATTTATCCACGAGCAGTAACGTCCCGTTAGAAACCGTCCAGTCAATGAAGTTCGATGCATTAAGCGTGCTTCCATTTCCAAGGCTAATTGAGGTCATCGCCCCCGTTCCGTCATTTCCACGGTAAAGCGTATTTCCAAACTTCGCCAACAGTTGCTGAATACCGCCGGTACCGTAAAACCTAAGCAATCCCGTGCTTCCGGTGTCTCCGGCCCGGTAAATAACAAACTTCATATCCTGTGAAGACGCGCCCGTCCAAGACACCCCGCCGTCAGACGACGTATATACTTGTCCGTTCGCATAAGCGCTTCCTGTCCTATGTACTTTTACCTGGTTAATGCTGGCGTTAGAGCTTACGCGGTACGGCTTTACGACAAGTGCATACGTCGTAGAGGCAGACAATGCAATAGGCGTCCTAAAGCGAAAGCTATATGCCGTTTCCGACGTTCCAGAGATATTAAGTATCTGCGATTTTGCAAGGGTTGTTAGTATAGAAGTCGGGCCCGTACTCGTTGCCCACAATTCAACTCTTACCTTTTGCTCCTGCCCCGACGTGTTCATGGCCAAGTAAATGTCACCCTGTACCACGTTTATCGTGGTAGAAGGGATAAATGTCTGGGCGACGTAGCTATTAATCGTGCTAATGGCCAAGGTTCCAGCCGAAGCTCCCGTGTTACTTTGGTCTGATGTTATGCCAATAGGGTTGCCGTTGTACCTCGTGTACCCGTTACGGGTCTTAATGGAACCCGTTTCGTTAAACATAACGTTCTGCAAATTAGGTGACTGGTTAGACTGCAGTTTAGTTTCGTGGGCATCAGTAAAAAGACCGCCCACGAAACTAAACTCGTCAAGCCGTTCTTCTTGCTTTTGCTGGAAGCGGATGTCTCGGCGTAAGTTTGTCGGCATTTCTACCTCGTTTCGCCGTATAGGCCAGTCCAGTTTCGGCTATCTGCTGGCCCCATAATCCTAAAGTTACCCGTATCGTTTGGCTGGGAAAGCAAGTTCTGCCTGGCAAGCGTTACAATGTCCTCGTAACGGTTCATGGCTTTTTGCGCCAAATCCGGGTCTGTATTGTAATCGTGCTCCATTGAAAGCGCGTAGTGCATCAATGCTTCGCGGTAGCCTGCCGGAATAATAGACACATCCGAATCATTGCTTAACTCGGTCGCAACCTTGTAGTAATCAATAAGCACCGTATATGTACCGGCCGGGACAGGCCAAAAGCCAATGTTGCCGCCCTTAATGTAGTACCTCTCAGGCACCCCTTGCGCGTCGTAGTCAAAGTCTGGTTTGTTAGCACGTAGCTGGTTAAATGGCCAGTATACGAGTTTTCGCTGGTTTTCGCCCTGCAGAGCGACCGAAATAATGTTTTGCTCGTCAAGGTCGCTGAACGTACTGGATAAGTCAGTCTCTTGTGTTCCTTGGGTTGTCGTCAGTGTTCCAGTCTCTTCTCTGAACGGCCACAATTCTCGCAGCACAAAATCGTTCTGGCCTAAGTTTATCCAGTTCTTTACTCGGTTGCGTGTCGTGGCATCGTTCTTAGAAAGCTGGTCAAGAACCCTGTCCTGTATTTCCCTGTACGTAGACGCTGCGCTCATGCCATCAGCATAGGGTAAAGCGCTACCTTCTCAATAAGCGGGATACGCTTTACGTGGCCGAACTCTCAGCGTGGTAGAACGTCCTTACGGTAGAATTATATGTCCCGGCACTCACCGTAAATTTAATGATTACGTCACCAACAGCTCCGTAGTCTTTTACGTTGTACACGGCAGAAGGAGACCCCACCAAGTCAAATTCACTCGTCAATGGATTGAACTTAAGCGTTACGATTTTGTTACCGTGCTTATGGTTGATAATGTCGCATCGGTATACACTACTGCCACGGTTGCTACCGTTGTACCGCCAGAACCTCCCAGCTTGTAAGTGTACGTCTCAGTAGTCGAGTTCGTAAGGGTGCGGCTTACATAATCGAACTGTTCGTAAACAAGTCTTCCGGCGCCTATAGGCTGGTTCTCCCATTGCCCGGTGTCGCTGTTAAATACCCTGTTTATAACGCGCTTGGCAGAGGCGTCGTTGTTATGCTCTCTCTGGTCAAGTGACTTACTTTCTTCGCTTTGTCATGCTGTTTTCTGCACTTCCTTCAACGCGTCGCTTTTTATCTTCTCAATGGTATCTTTGTCGACGTGCTTTTCCACTATTTCAAACGGAATAAGGTACCGTTTTCCGCTATCGTACACGACCATTAAGCGCCACACCTGCGACCCCCTTAAGTTCTTCCTGTATGTACGATTCCTGCCGTTTCAGCTTTGCATAGCGGTACAAACGGTCAAGCCTCGATTCTCCTAGCCTTGGCGCTCCAAGCATTCCCTCCAGATGAATGACTTCCCATATAACGTCCTGGATGTTCTCCGATTTTGCCAATCCTTGTGCGTGCGCCCATATTTCCGCAAGCTTTCCCTCTTCTTCCTTTGTAGGATTACTTACGTTAAATCTGTCGGCAAGTGCCATATGCGCAACCGAATCACTCCTGGCGGCAGACTGAGGGGACTGTGTTTGTAGCGAATCTTCTGGCAGGTCTTCGACGGTTATTTCCATAGTGTTACTGTATAACCGCCTCGAGGATACTCAATAAGCGGTTTGTGCTTTCTTTCCAGTCAACGAACCTGGCTTCTTTTAGCTGCTTACGGTAATCTTCCTTTTTGTCATCATTGCCTAATAATTGAATAAGCTTTATGTACATGTCTCTGGCATCACTGCACTTCACTCCGACCTTAACTGTCTCCGCTAGTGCCATAGTGGGGAAGTACACTGGTACGCATCCAGAAGCCTGCGCCTTTATAGCTGTAATGCCAAATAGTTCGCCGCCGCTACAAGGGTGAACCCATATGTCCGAACTCTGGTACAGCTCGTTCATTTCCTCTTCGCTTACCTCGCCCACACATGTCGTATTCGGAGTATCTATCCTACCCCCGTATGTCACGACAAGCTGGGCATCTGGGTGCTGCTCGACGATGCTTGGCCATATTCGTTCAAGCGTTTCCAGTCCTCTATCAGGCGAAGAAGCGTACAAGCACTGCTTCGCTACTTTTTTACCCGGGTAAACTGCACTAGGGTCATAACCGTGTGGAACGACCAGAACGTTACCGTTGTTTACGGGAATGTTACGCTTTGCCCACTCGGAAGGCCACACTACGGCGTCGTACCCGCTCAAGTCCAACTCGGAGGCGTCCGTTTCGTTAGTAACGTATACCGTCGGTTCTAGCGGCCGCTGCTCAAATGATTTAACGTTTACCGTCACTCCTTTCGCCTCGCTACTTTTCGTAATGGCATACAGTTCTCGTGGCTTATACCAAACACCATTATGCTTATACACGTCCTTGTCGAGCCGTTCGTTACGGTATACAAAAACGTCGTGGCCAAGCGTAACCAGTTCTTCCGCCCAGCGCACGACGCTCTCTTCCGTACCGCCAAGCCTTGTGTCGGTTGGTTCCCAGCCGTTATGAACGTGGTTTACGAGGAAACTGATTCTCACTCCAGCACTCCATGCTTAGCCTCATATAGTCTCATCGAGCGTAGGTAGCCACTATCGTCTGGGTCTGCTTGCTTGTATGTTGCCTTCGCTTCATGCTCTACCACAAGGCCGTAATTCATGCCAATTTTAAACCCAGCGTCAAGCGCACGCTTCCTGTAGTCGAGGTCGCCAAAATAGCCTTTGAATTGCCCATCAAACCCACCAAGCACTTCGTAAACCTCCCGTTTCATCGCGAAAAGGCTGCCAAACTTGTCGCCCTCTTTAATGATTTTCTCCACTTTGTAATCTTGGTCACTTGTCCAACACGTTGCTATGTCAAAACCTTCGTCCAAGACGCTTAGTAGCTTTGGTAACCAGTTTTTAGGGAAAACAAGGTCATTGTTACCAAGGATAAGAATGTCGCCTGTCGCGGCCTTTAATCCGTCGTTGATCGCGGCAATGTACCCGCCATTTTCTTTACGAGTAATAAACTTTGCCTTATAAGGCAGACGTTTTACGTACGGGTACGGCGATCCGTCATCTACAATAATCACCTCATCAGGCCGGTCTTCGTCCAGGCTCTCAATGCAACGGTTCGTCATATCCACAAAGTCTTTATTTAAAAAGTAGCAGGGAATAATCAAACTTGTCTTCATGGTAGGTATACCCCAAAAAAGTTAGTAAACTCAGTATTTGGACTGTCGTATATGTGGCCTTGGTCGTCAAAATATTGTAGCGTGGCTTTTTCGCCAAACCATTCTTGTATAAGCCGCTCCGTAATCGAATAGTGATGGTGTTCTACCTGTTCCCCACCGTTTGGTAACGCGAATACCCATATACAACTGTTGTACGTCTCGATGATGTCTTTCGGGTTGTCAAGGTGCTCCAAAGCTTGCATGGCGACTATCACTTCCGGCTCGTAGCTTTTTAATGGTAAGTCGCGGTCGGCATCTTTACACAAAATCTCACAGTTATCTGGCTTCCACTTGCTAGCATGGTCAATCGCTGTCTGAGAATAATCCAGGCCAATAATGTGCTCGGCTGCCTCAGCCAACAGCTTCGTGCCATATCCCGTTCCGCAGCCAATTTCAAGAACCTTCTTACCCTGAACGTAAGGGAGCGCTAACGCGTAGGAAAGAGCGTGTGGTATAAGGTTAGGTTTTTGGTCGGTCGTGGGCATGTATACACGCTCGCCCCTAATGTCATCGTGTACTATGGCCATAGCTTAAGCCTCTCAATCTCAGGCGGAAGCTTTGCCTTCTTAAAATCGTGTAGCGTATCTGGCGTAGTAGGATGTACGTCTTGCATGCCAGGCTTCCACTTTTTCCACACCTCTTTGTACCATTTCTTAATATCAAAATCTTCAGCATGCGCATAGTGCGAGATTTTATTCCATACTTCCTTGTCAGTTCTTGCCCAAGAAAAGTGATGTACCCATACTGGCGCCTCCACATAGCCCGTGTTAACGACACGTTTATCCACAAACTTTACATGTGGGCGTACGGCAATAAGCATCTGGTAATCTTTCGGCGGGTCTGCCACCCAGCCGTCCTTCCAGTACGTATACTGCCCTTCTGCCACAACGGCGTCAGCATCCGTCTCATCCAGGAAGTCTTTTAGTTTATTCCAGTCCTCACTACTCAAAAACTCATCTGGATCAAGCACAATCACCCAGTCACAGTCTTCCAACATAGAAAGGCCGGTATTGCGCTGGTCTTCCTCGGAACTCCAGGTACTCACAATGGGTATGCCGCCTTTTGCTTGATCCTGTGTTCCATCATTCGGTACGGATTTTCCGTGCCATGGTTTCTCGGATATGAGAACGAGTTTTCTATCTACCCACCGTGGAACATGTCTAAGAAATTTCTTTATAAACCGTTCTTCCCGGTAGGCAACCGTAATCAGTCCGTATTCCATCGAAACTCCTTATCCCATTGGTCAGCAATGCTATCCCAAGAGTAATTGCTTACATTTAGTTTTTTTCTAATCTCTTCTTTTCGCTCATCGTCTTGCAGAAGCGATATCAGCTCCTTCTTAAACACCTCTCTCACCTCTGGGTCAGATGCGCTTCCTGCTACTACTACGCCCTGGTTTCGTTCTTTCATAACCGCATAATCAGTTGCAATCGGTACGCATCCCGCAGCCATGGCCTTAGTAGCCGTAATACAGTCAATTTCTGGGAAATCAGTAGGGTATGCCCATACGTCAGCTCTCGAGTATGCCTTTGCCACTTCGTCCGTACCTACGCGTCCATGGTCAGTTACGCCGCCCTGCCCAAGCAGGCGTTCCATCTTCGCTTTCCACGCCTGTCCCTCTGGTCTTTTGCCCCAAGGGGTCGAATCAAACAGGTTAAAGCCGTAGTAAACATCTAACGTCGCATCTGGCACTTCTTTTTTCACATCCGGCCACATCTCAAGTAGGTACTCGAGCCCACGGTCATAACTACTTGTCCATACCAGGTTATTTTTCACTTTGTCTGTTTTTTCAAACTGGTTCTGGTCAATCCCGTTTGGAATAATAGCGAACTTTTCCTCTCCCAGTCCTGGGAATAAGCTCTTGTGGTACTCGCTTTTTACGAAAAGCTTTACGTCTTTCAGGGTATCTTCCTGGTAGTAGGCAAGCATCGACGGCACATCGTGCATATCAATGAACTTTTTCGAAGCGACCTTTGGCTCTACAAACGGGTTGTTTCTCCAGCCGATCAGAATATTAAATACGTCCCTCGGGTTAAACCGTTCGAAACGCATCCACTTCACGCCGTCTACCGTCCGTTCTTTTACGCAGTTGTTATATACGGTGACGTCCCATCCTCTCTCCACAAGACGCTTAGAAAGCTGTATAACCGCTTCTTCGCTCCCGCCGCACCCTTTTTCCAATGATTCAGGCCCCCAGTCCTCAAACGCGCTCGAACAAAAGAACACGACCGAATTGTCTTCCCATACCTTAGGCCGAGAATAACGCCACTTAAAGTCCATTAGCAGCTCCTGATCCATCAGCTCATCAGGCACGGCTTCGGCTAACTTGGAAAGCGTCTTCGGGTAAAGCCGCTGCGACAGTTGCCCCAGCTTTACAAAGCTTCGTACATAGTCGTCAAGGTCTTTCGCTTCCTGGAAAATTGGGGCGTACTGTTTAATCCACGGGTGCTTCGGGTTCATTTTAGCTGCACGCATAAACCATTCGTATGCTTCGTTTTGTTTTCCAAGCTGCATGTACGAAAGCGCAATGTATCCAGCAGGGCGGAACGTAAAACGAGTTTTATCAACAACATACTTCGTAGCGGGAAGCTTCTTCTGTAACCCAGTCATAGTAAATTCAATCGCCTTAGCCCATTTCTCCTCTTCAAAGTACGATTCGCCAATCCCAAGGTACGCATGCGGGTAGTGCGGCATTTCCTTCGTGCCAGTCAGGTACATATTACGTCCAGATTCAAAGTCGCCTAACATGTGGTACGCTTCCCCCATCTTCACGTAAGCCATGTATTTCTCTTCGTCCCAACCGCTTACTTTTACGTACTCTTGCAGTACCTTAATGCAGTAGTCATACATACCGCGGTTAAAGTACTCAATACCTAGGTAATATGTCGTGCGGGCGTCTTCTCCATCGGTTTTCAAGTACTCGTAAAGAAGCGCCGCGTGGTTACGAAGCGAAGATTCATTTACATGATCAGTATGATGCCTTACCCGGAAAATTACGTCCGGCATGTCAACCCGTAGCGGTTCATAAATCTCATATTTAGGCAAAAGCGTCTCATGAATAAGGCCAAGGGCGCCGCCTTTCCACTCAAATCTTCCATTGTTAGCAATAATCCTTTCTCGCACATGGTCGGAAATCGGGTTACCTTCCTCATCCCTGAAATAGTCATATACGGCATCGAATACGTCAGCCTGTGGGTTCTTTTGTATGAACAGTTTCAGGTTTTCCATGCCAAGCGGCTCGTCGTCAGCATCTAGCCACAGCACATAGTCACCGGTAGCAGCCTGTAGGGCAGCGTTACGTGCGCTGGCGAAGTTAAACAGTCTGTAGTCTTTGTCAACTTCAAGGCCGTAAAGCTTCATCTCGTCCCGTATTTCTGGTTCAATTGGCTGCGTAAAATCCTGCTCTATGACGGTCGCTTTGCCCTTTAAAAATGGAATTGCCTTGTCTTTTGGCGGCACCACCACAATCCATTCGTCAATATAATCTTTAACGAGCGGGTAAAGCCGCTCAAGGTTTTTAAGCTCGTCCTTGCATATCTGCGTAAGCGTCAGCTTCATTAGATTGCCTCCCGTACCTTAAACTTAGGAAAGCGCTTCATGAATTCATGCAAATCATCTTTCGTACTCAGAAAATCCGGGTAAAAAGCTTTTATGTACGTCTCAAGTTCCGGGTGAATCATAATGCCGATTCTGCCATTCGCCATACCTTCGTTAGCAAGGCGGCCGTGCTTCTTGTCGACAAGTTCGTCTCTTGCAGACCTAACGCATAGCTCAAGTTCATAGGCACCGCTTTTGTTACGTTTCGCCCAGCGGTTAATAAGGTCTTCTATGTCCTTCCACTTAGCCTCTCCTTTCAGAGGCTGCCGTATCATTTTCAAACCGTCGCTATCAGAGGTAATTATTCCTCCCATTTTGCTCTCCTAACCAAAAAGCAGCCCCCAATGCGTGAAAGGGACTGCTTATCACTTATGAGATTACCACGCATTTGTACCATACTCAGGAATATAGCACCACGCCTTTTGTTCTCAATAAGCGTCTTGGCCTACAAGTGGCCTTGGCCGAGGAAGCCAGCGTACTGGTTCCGTGCTTCAAGGGTGAATTCACCAATAACCTGACGGTTCTCGGCGTCACCGGTCTTGGCAAGCGGGCGTACTTTCGCTTCGCGGAGCCATGCGGTCGCAAAGTGATCCATCTCCACGCCCATAACGTCGTAGTTCGTATCGCCAGATACAGTAACGTAACGGTGCGCAACAAGCTTAATAGGCTTGTTAGAAGCGTCAGATTCGTACACTTCGATAGGCGTTACCAAACGGCGGTCATCCTGGTTGTAGAACTTCGTGCCGTTATTGCCAGTAAAGCCACTGATGCGTCGCTTCAGCTGGATAGGCGCTGCCACGAGGTCGACGTTAGCGCCCTGTAGCCATACGTTTTGCAGGTAGTTGTTAAGAATCGTCTCGCTGAACGATACGCCGGATTGCGCAGTCGTAAGCGAAAGGCTCGATTTCAGGCCGCGCATCTGGCGAGCTGTCGAGTTGTTGCCTGTTACGATCGTCGAACGTACCAAAGCGTATTCCGCAAAGTCGCCCCAGTCTTTCAGGGCTTTGTCGGTCTCGTACGCGATACGGTCTTCAGGCGAGCCGTAACGTGCTACTGCAGCTTCCGAATCAGTAACGTTAAAACCTACCGAAATGATATGCATCATATTCAGAAGGGTCGTTGGGTCGTTACCGTCGTATGTCGGGTCGGCACCTTCTACCGAAGCTACGAGGCTTGGGGTACGAAGGGTGTCACGTGGGACGATGTGGAACTCGTCGTTACCAGTCGAACGCTGTAGGTTCGAAAGGAAGTAGTTTTCAGTTGGTGAGATGTTGGTAATAAGGTCAAGGACCGATTCTTTTACCGAAGCATCGTCACGCACAAATCGTTGTGCCATTTTAGTCTCCTAAGGTTAGTCGGTTTACGACTGCACTATAGGTTCACAAGATTCCGCTTAATCAGCTCACGGCGGGCACGGTCACGCTCTTCACGTGTGTAATTACCCGTCGCCTTTTCAAGCAGTTCGTTCTTGCTGTCTTCAGGTTCAGTTCTCTGAACAGATTCTACCCGTGCAGTCTGTTTTTCTGCTACCTTTACCTGAGCCTGTTCCTGGCCTTTCTTCTGAGCTTCCGCAAGGGCTTTCGTGCGCCCCATGCTCTGAGCCCGCAAGTAGGCATATTCAAGTTTCGCGTCTTCCCCCTGAATCTTACCGATCATCGGGTCATTCTTTAGGATTTCACTCATCTCCTGAGGATTCGCATCGTCATGGGTCAGAATGAATTCCAAGATCGCTACTTTTTTGTCAGATACAGATGCAGTAACAGCAGATCCTTCCGCGTCATCGTAAGCCGTGTCCGTTACCTGCGTAGTGGTGTCGGGAGCCATGAATGCCTCGTTAAGAATCTTAGTGAGTTCAGCTCGCTCGCTCGCTTCTTTCCCGTACTTCGATTCGAGTTCCTTGTAGGATTTCTCAAGATCCTCTACGGATTTGTATTTGCCAGCAAAAAGCTTATCCTCGTGTACCGTATCCTCAGTATTTACCTCAGCCTGTGAAGTTCCTTCTCCTTCGCCAGTACCCTGAGTTCCTTCGGGGGTAGTCGTTGATTGCTCGCCGGCCATGCCTGTCTGGGTCGTTGCCGTGTCCTCTGCTTGCGCTTCGGGGGCGACTACACCAGTTGCTTGGGTATCGGTGTCGCTCATACCGTCAGTAAATCACAGCGTTTTCAGTTTTCAATAAGCGCGTTAGCTTTGCTTATAAAAGCTATCAAGCTGCCCTTTTAGGTGCTTTTCCATGGCATCCGCGCCACGAATCTCCTGTATCGGGTACATATAAGCAACAACTTCGCCCCGTACCTTCAAAAAGTCGTCCCAGGTCTTCACATTGTCGCCAATAAACGCCCAAATCATCTTTTGGGCAGACGTTTTTACGAGCAAATCAAGGAAATCGCTCAGTTCCTGCGACTGGTTAAGCCGTTTTAGCTTGGCGTAGGTCTTTACTTCCTCTTCCAAACCCTCTTTATGTGCTTTTGCCTGTGCTGCGTCGTCCATATTAGGCCATAAACTTCTTACTGCCGGTCTTGCGGCTCTTGTAGTGTGACGCCATAATCTTAGCCGACGTACCTTTTCCGCCCATGCAACTCTTTCCTGCCTTCATATCCCCTCCTATTCAACCGTTAGCGTTAAATTACCGTATTTTTTGCTCACTTTTTTGGTTTTTTTATCCGTTTCTTCAAAGGATTCAATCTTTTCGCGCTGTTCATCAGTACAGTAAACTTGGGTAACCTCATATCCATTCTCTTCATGGCTTTTTAAGAGCTCACCGAACTCCTTTTCGTTCATAACGTGCTTGTCGCGTATGTCAATCGTCAGTTTTTCCATATTTTTACCTCCCTGCGGCTGCGGCCGCGTCTAATAACTGCTGCGCCTGTACCTCTTCGCTCGTTTGCGGAGGGGTAACGGCTGCCGACGGCTGTGCCGCCGTGTTTACGTTTGCTAATACTTGGGACTGCGCCTGCGCAGCCTGGGCCTGG